TGTGGTGGATTGTTGACTACATCTTCATCAACAGTTTGTTCTAGTACCCATTTAGCCATCATGCATTACCTCTTGTCTTAGTTGTTAGTGTTAGAACATTACCATTGGAAGTATACTTAGGTTCATCATCTTCTTTCTCAGGCAATTCATCATCAAGTCTGTGTAGTACGTAGTGGTGCAGTGCATCTCTAACGTATTCATCTTCCTCAATGACAGGTATAACAGAACATAACATGCTGCACAAGTGGGAAAGATATGCAAAGTCCTCATCGTTCAAAGGATTATCTGATGATGATACCAGCCCCACTGTCACATCACCATCCCAGTTACCGTCTTCGTGAAACGGCGTGATACGAATCACAAAGTCTTCTTCTTTTAGGTCAGATAAAATATCAGATACTTTCATTTACTTTCTCACTATCTTGTCATAAGGGAAACTGATTAACTTTAGTTCTATAGCCTTGCCCTTTTCTTTCAGCCATGGTAGAGGAACGATCCTATCATAGTACAAGAAACCTTTTGTATCACACCATGATGCATAGGTACTCTTTGAACCCTTCCTTAACTTGCTTCTACTATTACTGAAGACGAAGCGAATGTCAAGGGAAGGATGTTGTTTTTTTATAAGCTGATGCTTACGTCTGTCCTCTGATGTAAACAAACCCTTAGACTCTATGATGATACCATTAGGTAGTACAAAGTCTGGGGTGTAGGTGCGGTATGCTAAGTCCTCCCATTCAATTTTCATTGACTCATATGTGGCAAGTACACCCTGCTCTTTTAGATACTCTGCGAGTTTAACCTCAAGCCCACTACGATACCCTTGTTTTCTAGCTGCACGATAGCTCTTGCCATTCATTGTATTAGAAGTCTCCGACCTTTAAGGTTGAGTAGTCACCCCAACCTGTAGTATAGTCACCAGTTAGGTTTGCTTCCGCAACAGTAAGCAGTGTTTCTTTTACTTTCTCCAAAGACTTCATCATCAACTCAGGTGATACCTTGTGTAAGTGTGCCACGTAGGGGGCAGTCTTTTCTATAGCAATGAAGCTGAACTCTTTAGCCTCTAGGCCAGCCAGTTTACAAGTATACAAATAGAAAGCAGCTTGTATATGATAAGCGTACTTACCCACCTGTTCTGCAAAACCCTTTGGCGAAGCGTCGATAGTAGTCTTGATGTCAAATATCTGCCCTGTCTCTGGTATGTATAAATCGGGTCGTGTCTTTAGGTTTAGTCCACTGTAAGGATCATTTACAAAGACACTACTTTCTGTGATCCTTCCTTCATGTGTTAGTAGCTCATTACATATAGGGTTGTCAAGTGCTGAGTGACACATTTTATTATGGACATGGTACTCAACCTCAGTGAGAACTACCTCATCTTCTTTCTTGTTGGCATACATTTCCTTGAACATCTTAGATACCCTAGTCTTTGGGCCTTTGAATACTAGGTCACGATCTGGCTCAAGTAGTGTGGCATGTACTGCACTTCCTAATGCAAATGCTGGGCTATCACCCAAAGGTTTCTGTGCCATGTAGTGTGCAAGCGATTGCTTACACACCGTTTTAATGGCAGACGAAGAGTACCCTATCTGTTTGCGGTACTCCGCATTTGACATGTCATAGACAATGCCTGATGGTGGCATGTCCATTACACAAAGTCCTCCGCATCAATGTCCACCAAGTCTTCTACAATGGCATCAGGGATTTCATCGTTGTCATGCTGCATCTTGTCACCCCACTCACCAAGGATATACTGGTTGTAGTTTGCAACCCATGCTACGAAGTCAGCAAACGTACCCTGAGTATCACTGTCCATGTCCAAGGTGGACATCAAGTCAAGTGCAGGATCAGGCAGATAGAAGCAGCTACCGTTAGGCAGTTCACGTTTCTCTGTCTTGAACTTCACGTAGTGCTGTGGTGGTAGGCGTTGCATCTTACCCAGCTTGTTGAAGATATTACCGACAGTCTTGAAGGCATCACGGTTCTCAATCTCATAGATGAATGGCGTAGTGGGAGCCTCCATAGGATTGCCTGATGCGTCAGTAGCATTGACCATATCAACTGTGCCAAAGAGAACACGAACACGCTTGATGGATCGGATCAAATCTTTCATAGTATCTGGCAGACTGTTGAAGTCCTCAATCCAACCAGAAGGTTTACCGCAGTTGAAGCCACCGTCATTGTCCTTCATGTCTGCATTAAGGTTATCTCCCATAACAGTCTTGACATAACGGTTAGGCGTATTGTCATTGCCCATGACGAATTTCTTGTACATGAAACGCTGCATAAACGGCCTAATTGAAACCTCTTCTGCATAGTATGTAGGTCCATCAGGTATCTCCAACTTATATGTGCCGCCCTCAACTACCTCAACGTTTACTTGCTTGCCCTTCACCTCTGCCTGTCCCATCACTGGTGTGTGATTGATACGAAGACGTGCTAGTGCGCTAGTCTTTTTCTCTGTGGCAGATTGTCCCATGCCCATAGCCTTAGCCATAGCTGCGTAGTTGGTTGTGTCTATTGTTGCTAGTTCTGTCATGTGTATTTTCTCCTTAACACTGATCGAATTTTGTAGTTATATCATGCTACATCTTTGGTGTCAAGCCAATTCGGGCCTATCTTTGCTTCTAATAGTAGAGGCACGTTCATCTTTATGTCATACGCTTCTTCTATCAGTTTGTCAAGGTCTTCATTCAAAGTATTTATAATTGATAGCACATACTCCTTCTCGTTTGGGTGAATGTCTATCACCATTGAATCGTGAACTGTGTTGACAATGCAAGACTGCATCTTCTCTAGTCTAGCCTCTAACTCTATCAACACCAGAGGCACGACATCCCCTGTAGCAAACCCCTGCACTGGATAGTTCTTTATCATAGTGAAGTGAGTAGGCATACCATTCTCTCTGCGTACAACATCAGGGAAAGCATACTGCCTGCCTGACACGTTAGTTATCTTGTTTAGCCTGATGGCTTCATTGCCTAGCTTCTTGTGCCACGCAGCAATTCCTGGATATTTATCATTGAAGTGTTCATAGTATGAAGCCTCTGCCTTACTTCTGCCATATCCAGTAGCGCCGAATAGTGGTGCGAAGGTGTGTGCCTTCCCTTCCTGACGGGTAGTAGGCTGACCTGCGTCACTGATAACCTTAGCTGTGTAGCTGTGTACATCAAACCCTGAGAGTATCTCATCTATAGCTACCTTGTCTTGAGCTAGAAACGCAGCCGTCCTAAATTCAAGCTGTGCAAAGTCGGCCTCACAAATGTGACCACCTTCCCATCGTGAGATGAACACCTTCTTAACTGGAAACGTATTACCCCGTGGCATGTTCTGCATGTTAGGGTTACGCCCACTGAAACGTCCTGTAGCTGTGATGTGCTGAGTAAGACCTACGTGCAAGAAACCATCAGGCTTAGTGTAAGTAGAGATGCCATCCACAAAGCTAGACAGGTAGCTGGACACAGCAGACAGACGCTTAAGGTCTGACAGGAAGTTAGCAGCCTTGTCCATGCGGTTGTTCTTAGATGTAGCTATGAGTGCGTCCAAGTTATCCTTGCCTGTGCTGAAGCCATTCGCACTGACCCACTTCTTACTTGGTGCAGCAAAGCCTAGACCAGCCATCTCGTTAGTCTTCTTGAGTTGGTAGCCTCTAGCGTCACAGTCCTTACATTTGTTAGGTCTAGCAAACTTAGTGCCGTCCTTCTTTATTTTGTACGTCTTAGCTTCACCCTTGCACACAGGACAGGTAAACGCCTTAGTCTTAAACAACCTACTGGAGTTAGACTTGACTGCATCACGGAACTCTTGCGGAGTCTTAACAAATTCAAATAGCTCTGCCCATTCCTTCTTGTTGTGTACCTTGCAGCTAAACAGTACCTGAGAGGCTTGCTCTGGACTGTTGATGTTGATAGGTGTGTCACCCATTAGCTCACGTATCTGCTTATGTAAGCGCAACTCTATGTCTGCTTTCTCCTTCTCGAACTCCGTTCTTACTTGCTGTAAGGCTCCGAGATCCACTTTGACTCCCGACATGTACAGTCTGGTAAGGGTTTTACATGTATTAAAGGTAATGGCTCTGATGGTGTGTAGACTTGCACAGGAGGGATCGGCGTAACGTTCCTCTTGCTTGAGGTACAGCCCCATAGTTGCGCCAAGGTCAGCCCTAAGATAAAAGCTAAGCTCGTTGAGAGGTATCTCATTTGTGTTGTATCCTTCTTTAAAGTATTTCTTTAAGGTGTCTTGCTTCTGTACGTCTAGCTCATAGCGTTGAGCGCAGGCATCCAAGCTAAGTGGCTCCTTCTGTCCACGTAGTAGTATGTACTCAGATAACATTGTGTCATATATGTCACCACTGTACTTGAAGCCACACTCCCACAGCCACATAAGATCGTGCTGGGCGTTGTGCATGATCAACAGGGTTGTCATGTCTAACACCTTCTGTATCTCCTTACGCCCAGCGCCTGAGGTATCCTTCTGCTCAACATGGTCTAGCGTTACGATACACTCAGAGCCACCCTTAACTGCCATCATACCAACCTGCACTAGGAAGTTAGACGGCTCGAAGGGATCAAGTATTACCTTGCCATTACGCTTTATTGTGGTGTTCTCTACGTCTAGTACTATTTCCATGCCAACCCTCCTATGCTTGATACTGTGATCTCTCGCCGTCTAACTCACAGTGTACTACACCATGCCAACCACCCTTAAGCTTATTCTTAGCTATGTTCAAGTGCCTCTGCGTATCTTGTTCGTCTGCCCCTTCAACCTGTGGGTTCTTAGAGATCAAGATCATCAGGTCAGCTTCAGCAGCCTTACCTGTCTTACTGCCTTCCATCATAGACTGATCTACATACACCCTACCTTCAGCGTCAGCACTTAGCTGTGACATCCAGACTACAGCACAGTCATACTGCTTAGCTATGTTACGTGCATGGATGGCAGCTGCCTTAAGATACACATCTGACTTGTCACTGGTCTTGCTGGAGAACTTATCACCCATATCTAAGATCACGATGTCAGGCTGGTAAGCTTTTATGATAGCCTCAACCCACGCCATGTCTTTGCCTGTTGAGTCATACAGCTTGATGTTCTCTCGTACAGGCTCGTAGCGTGACGCAGCTAAGGCGTAGTTACCCTTCACCTCTTCCATAGACATGGAGGTAGCCGCACTGAGATACCTAGCTCCTACACGCTCATACGCCTCTTCATTACACAGGACGATACACTTAGCTCCCTGACTAGCGAAGCCTTTAGGCCCACCTAGTAGTGAGGCATGAAAGGATGTCTTACCTGTGTTAGGTCTAGCACCTACGATAACTAAGTGTCCTCCACTAATACCTTCTACCTTGCTAGTCAGAGATGGTATGTTGAACCTCCACTTAGACTGTATGTCATTAGCTTGCAGTAAGTTATCTATAGAGATGTCACCCCAGTCAATCTTAAGGTTAGGCATGAAATCATCTTGATAGTCAGACAGTATCTTACGCATAGGCTCTAGGCTAGTCTGCGTACCATTCACGTAGTCAAACCCTAAGTTGGCTATCTCTTCGCCTACTACCTGCTGGAACAACTTACCTAGTACTTCTTCAGCTATGCCCTCAGACATAGGCTCTTGTCTGTCAATCTTCTTGAACAGATCTTTGTACGTTTCTTTGTTCGCTGTTGTGATAGTAGCGTTGTGTGTAAAGAACAGCCCTTCTAACTCAGGAACGGTGAGGTTCTTCTCATACGTTTCCATAGCGTAGTCGATAGTGCTTTTGATCTTGCGTACATCCTTAGAGAATAACTTGTCGGGTGTACGGATACCTCTATGATTGGCATAGAAGTCTTTATCCATTAGTGTTCTAAGTAGTGCTAACTCCATTATCTTTCTCTCTCTTAGTAAAATCTATCTGATACGCACCCTCTGGTGATTTGTATGCAGCTAAAATATCCAGGAATTGTTGGTAGCTCATGTGTAGTAGCTGGTACTCAGCAAGCTCTTCATCAAACTGTCTGAAGTAAACTACACTGTTATCTGCTATTACAACCTCAACATCTTCAAACCTATCTTCCTGATCTAGTGTGACAATTACAGAAGCATCCTGTTCAAATTCAACTGTGTACACGATTGACTGCCTCCCTCTGTATAGAAGCCTGACGCTCTTCTTCATCAAATTCTCTTATCCAAGGTACAACAATACCTGTATTCCATTTCTTTGCTTGAGCCATAGCTTCTTCTTCGTCAGTAAAAACTAAAGGCTTATCATAATTAGTAAAAACCTTCTTGCCTGTATCGTAAGCCCACTCACCACCTTCTATCTCAAACATGACTGCCCACATAATAATCTCCTATTTAGTTGTTACATCTAAACAAACAACACCAATGCCGTTGTGAGTTATCATTACTTCTGCTTTCTTTCTTTGTACTTCACATTGTTCATACTTAGTGTAGCTACCTATATGGAAGTATTCTAAGCTCTGCCCACTAATCAACTCCAGCCATACTAATGCCCACATTTTTCTAACCCCTCTAGTCTTTCTTCTAAGTCAAATATTTCAAGGGAGCATTTGTTAATCTTATTAGAACTCACATCCTTTGCGTCATTTATTTCTTTGTACAACGCAAACAGTTCTTCTTCTTTGTGTGCTATCTCACGTTCTACGTTCTCTATCTCACCTACCATACTCATTCTACTTCTCCAATCTTAATGCAAACCACGATGTAGGAAACCATTCCTTCATGCTGTTACAAATCTGGTTAGCTACTAGCCTAGTCTCTAGCTGTGTATCGCCTGCACACCTAAGATTACACATATCAGCAAAGGCATCTAAGCTACCTGACCAGTACCACTCAGTCATCATGCTCTGCGGTAGCACCATACGTGCTTGCTCTGGACAAACATTATTTTTTAGTAGTTCATTATAAATTGCTAAGGAGCCAGAGTACACATGAGCTTTTACATAATCAGAGGTACTATGTTCCCAGTAATCAGCTAAGTGTGATTTGTCATCTGGATACTCCTCAGTATCATCAAACAGTAATTCATCTACAAAACCAGTACCACTGCCTTGTTTCTTATCGTCAGCGTTCTCTCTCCAGTTGTCAGGCAAATAAAACTCAGGCTCATCATCCACGTACCTACGGCTTATCTCATTCCAGCGTAGGAACTTATGCTTGACTAACTGCCTAGCTACAAAGACAGGTGCCTTTATGTGGAATGACGCAAAGCAATGTCCAAAAGGGCTGTAATGACCATGCTCAGCTAAGTAGTGTACCAGCTTACGGTCTTTGTCCTTCAAGACATACTGTTCTGTTTCACTGTTGTAATCATCCCATGTGGATTCTTTAGCAAATGATACTCGTGCTGCATTAACCACTGTCATGTCATTGCCCATGTGATTTAC